CTGCCATGCCCCGTCAGAGGATCAGCGTGAGATCCTTTTATCCATAAAGGAAGATCATTTCTACCTTCAGGAGAACAAGATCATCTTTCGGGCGGTCATGCGCTGTATCGCCAAGGGGATGCAGGCGGACATTATCAACGTCAAGGGGGAGATCGAAGCCGCCAACGAATACGATATCGTCGGGGGTGAGCAAAAGATTACAGAGGTCGCAACTTCGTGTGTGGCCCACAACAACTGGAAACGCTATTACCCCAAACTGGAGGAAGCCCGCTACAGAAGGTCGTTGGAATACTTAGCTAACGACATGGTTCACAAAGCCAGAGACCGCGAGTTAAAGATTGAAGAACTCAAGAACTGGTCAGAGACCACCGTCATGCGAGCCGACTACGAGATGGATGATGGTAGCAAGCTCTCGATTAACAGTGCCCTAGACCGCGCTGCCCAGAACATCGAATCCACGATTGCAGGAAAACCCTGCATCGGCATTCGCACAGGTATTACACCTCTGGATGATCTTCTTATGTTTGGCTTGCGCGGTGGGGACATGGTTGTCTTGGCCGCAAGACCAGCGGTTGGCAAGACGGCCAGCGCCCTTCAGATTGCAGAAAATGTGGCACTTAACCAGAAAAAGCGCGTCTTGATCTTCTCTTTGGAGATGACAAGCGTTGCCCTCATGGAGCGCATGATCCGCTCGCGGGCGCGTGTGGGTGCTGCTGATATCCTATCTGGTCGGGTGACCCCGCATCAAAAGCAATCTCTCGGACGGGCTGTTCAGGAAATCCAAGCATCCGAAATCATCTGCGATGATAGCTCGGCCAAATCTATCGGCTATCTCAAGGCGGTGGCCCGCCGTGCCCACCAGCGGACGCCGCTAGACCTCATCATCATTGACTACCTCCAGTTGGTCAAGGGCGATAGCAAGCGCGGAAAAGACAATCGCGTGTGCGAGGTGGAGGAGATTAGCGGTGGCATCAAGGATTTAGCCAAGACCCTCAAGGTTCCTGTTCTGGTGCTGGCTCAACTCAACCGCGACCCAGACAAGCGTGGAGGACGCCCCAGCCTTTCAGATCTCAAAGGATCTGGAGCCATCGAACAGGACTCAGACATTGTCATTATGCTCCACAGCGAAGACGCTCAAGACCATGAGCAGAATCCTACAATGGAGTTTATTGTCGGCAAGCATCGTGACGGCCCGACAGGCGTGGCCAATATGAGCTTCAACAAGGCAATTACCCGATTTGAGGTGGCGTAGCCTTCCAGCAATGGGGCGGGAAGTTCAATCCTTCTCCACCCTGTGCATCAATTGGAAGATGGACTGATACAGCATTGTAACAGCCGCAAACCCCGCAAGCTTTAAGTTGCTGGTCATAAGACGTTGTCTTTGCCCCCGCAATATGGGGCAACATTCCAGCAATTCCCTTACACCCCCAACATCCAGAAGTGGGGATCTGTTGCGGACAAGATGCACATATTTTAGCCCTTCGCTCCGCTTCTTCCTGATCAACCAGTTGAAATTTGTTGTCTTTGGCGAAGTGGTACATTGCCCTTACCCACCGCACAATTTCGCCAAATCCAAGTGTTTGCTTGGCTGTTGAACACGGAACGCAGTTGGTATTCCCAGCAAGTCTGTCACAAAGATTGTTGTCTATTTGTGACACAAGATCAACGGGAGGTGTTATTCCTCTGGAGAGCAAAAGCTTCTCGCAGTTTTTTACCATATCCCAGTAGTCCCCACCTTGGACTTTTTCTTCGACGATTGGACATTTTACCCACCATCCCTGTGGTGGTACATCCGTTTTTCTTTCGTAGCAAAATTTAAGTGCTTCACTCATTTATAATTAGCTCCGATTCATAGGTGTTGTTTTCGGGAATCTTCATGGACTCCAGCTTGGTGGCAATATTGATCTGAATTGCATTTTGCTGATTATTGCCCTCGGAGAAGTTGATAGATGCTGCCTCTGCCAACTGCTTGATGTTTCTCATCATGCCAAGAGCCTCCATGCCGTCTAGGTCTTGCGCAGCATCAGCAGCCTTCACCAGAACCTTGCCAGTTAAAAACTTGATTGATTTTTTCATGGTTTCCAGCGAAGCCGTGATTTCTGACATAACAGAAGGAACCCCGTCATCTTCCCAAGGAGCGGGAGATTGCTCATTGACCAGACGTTCGCGGCACTGAATCCAACGCTGGGTATCCCGCCACAAACAAACAGTAGATTCGCTTACCTTTAATTCCTCGGCAATATCCCGCAAGGTGCGTCCCGAACAATACATGGAGAATCCCTTAATGCACTCAAGCCTGCGTTTTTTATCCATCTCTTCCATTCTGGCGGGGGGGGCAACTAGGGCTACGGGACGCTCTTTATCCCAAGGGTAGAGGTTCTCTGTTTCGGGATTTTCCTGCCAGACCTTGGCGTACTCGTCCCACTTCTCGCTATAGATTAGCTTTTCCAGAGTTGGTTTATGCTTTGTTTCCAAGGCTTTCATTACCTCTGGCAATCCCCTCCCAGCGGCGTAAAGCCTAAATGCATTCTGTTTTTTGATGCGGTTTTCTGGCGCATCCCAATCACGCTCTCCGCTCTTGCGCTTTTTCTCCATTCGGATTAGTTTAGTATAAATTTCATAAATGGCAACAGTTGATCAAGGGATAGAGAAATACGGGAGGTTGTGGTTACCCAAAGACGGACAGGCAATTACGCCAATCCGCATTGAGATGGACGCCTTCTTGCAGGGTCTTACCCCCGAAGAAGGAGGGCTCGGCAAGGCTCGACATTATCGCAATGTTGTCTCGGCAATCTGGCCAACCTTCCAATGGCACAGGTGGGCGGAACTCAGCGCACAGGCATTCTGTAACCAAGTCTATGAGGTGGACGAGGCTACAGGCAACCGATTTGTCCGAAGCGTTACTGGTCTCGCTGGCGGAACGGACTCTGGTAAATCCTACGGGATGGCGGCGTTTGCGCTGGTCAATTGGTTCTGCGACCCAATCAATACAATGACCATTGTGGTCTCTACGAGCAAAATTGACGCCAAACAGCGTATCTGGGCAGCGTTGGTCAAGATGTATCGCGAAGCCCGAAACATGGGGTTAGCATCTGGTAGGCTCATTGAGTCCATGGATATCATCAAGCTTTCGGATGAGGAGGGCGCTGTTATTGATCCTGAAACAGGCGTGAGTGACGCATCCTCCATTATGCTTCTAGCGGCTGGTGATGAATACAAAGACGATGCTCAGAAGCGACTTCAGGGTAAGAAAAATCGTCGTATCGTGTTGATTATTGACGAGTTACAAGACTGCTCGGCTTCGGTTATCAACGAGGCAGTCTGGGGATTCAAGGGCGCACAAGAGCTTTATATTGTTGGCGCTGGCAACCCGTCCTCCATTTTTGACCCCCATGGAAAATTCTGCGAACCCATCAAGGGATGGATGAGTGTGGACGAGCAAACCCCGAACTGGAAGATACGGGTGGCTGGTATCGAGGGGGTGTGCATCAGGTTTGATTCAGAGAACGACAATCCGAACCAACAGTCATTCGATGCTGGTAAGGGGTTGCGTTATCCGTTTCTTCCCAAACCCAATGATGTGGCCCTTGCCAAAAAAGAACTCGGAGAACTCAATCCGCAGTATTGGAGAAAGTTTAGGGGCTTTTGGCCCCCCGCAGACGCCGATGACTCCACGATTGTCTCGGACATCCTACTAGCCCGCCATGGGGCGCTAGACAAGCCAATATGGGACGGAACCCCGAAAGATATTGCAGGAATTGATCCAAGCTACACTGAGGGAGGTGACCGCTTTGTGTTTACCCATCTCAAGTATGGCAAGCTGATCAGTGGCAAGTGGGCGATAGCTGTCGAAAAACAATATGTCCTCAACAGAAGGGCTGGGTCTCAAGAAGACTTCCAATACGAGATGATCCAACAGATCCACGATCTATCTCTTAAGCTGGGAATCCCGAATCAATGGATGGGAGTGGATGCTTCGGCGGGCGGTATTTTCTGGTCAATTGGTGAACGGGAACTCCTAAAAGGTTGGCATGCAGTGAGTTTTGCGGGCGCGGCATCAGATTTACCAGTCAGCGCCCAATATGCCATGAGGAACGAAGTCACAGGAAAGCCCCAAGTCGGCAAGGAATTGTTCCACAATATGGCCTCAGAACTCTGCTTCGCTGCCCGCTATTTCCTAGAATGTGAACAACTCAAGGGAATTACTCCTGATCTGGCATGGGAAATGACCCAGAGGAAGTATGTGCGCCGAACCCGAAAGATCATCATTGAGTCTAAAACAGACATGAAGAAGCGGATCGGCAAGTCCCCCGACTTATTCGACTCATTTGCTGTGGGACTTTTTGTGGCCCGTAAAGTATTTGGGGCGATGGCGGGTAGTGAAGCGATTGAGGAAAAGAAACGGCTCAACAAAGAGACGTTTAAAAAACTCAAACAAGCCTTGACTATAAAGAAGAATTGGTAGATTCTATTTGCCATTTATGGCTCAACTACCGATTGCCGAAGCGGATATCTGCATATTCCAAGGTGCCACCTTCAATCAGACTCTGTTCTATGAGACTGGGGAACCCTCGGCTCCCGTGGATCTTACGGGATTTACAGCCAAGATGCACATTCGGTCAAAGCCCGAATCGAAAGCACTAATTCTTGAATTGTCCACAAGTAATGGTAGAATTATATTGAATGAGGCTACAGGATCTATTAGACTATTTATTTTGGCAACTGACACGGCATCGCTCTCGGTTTGTGATAAAGCCGTATATGACCTTGAGCTTTACAACGGGGCCGTCACAACCCGAATCCTGCAAGGCAATGTTATCATTTCACCAGAGGTTACCCGATAAATGAGCAAGATCTGTATTCCTATTCCGTCTTCTAGTGTTATTGGGGTTTCTTCAACCACGATTCAAACTCCTAGCGTTAATATCCTTCGTGTTGAACCTTCAATTACTGGATTGGATGGCGGTGGATCAACTAATCTAGACAGCCTTAATACAGTCAGTGGAACTTATGCGGTTGGTATTGTTATTTTTCTTATTCTCGATGGGCTTCCTGCCATTTATCAACTAACCAATGGCACCGATGCCCAAAATCTTCCTTTTGTAGTCCGACCCAACGACTATGATAGCCAAACAGGAACCAAGCGGGTTTGGAAGCGACTAATGTAACAATGAAATATATTCTCTCACTTATTATCAGTGGAGCCTTGGTTGTTTCGGGCTTCGGGCAAACGCGAAACGTTCTGGTTGGAACAAACAATGCCGTAGTTCAGCCTACAAATTTTTGGAGCGCCGATGCTTCCAACGCTCGCACGGGACTGGGATTAGGAACCGCCGCAACAAATCCCGCATCCGCATTTCAAACTTCTTCTTCCACGCTTTCCAACTTGGCTGCGAGTAATGGCGGAAATTTAACAAATCTTCAGTCCGCAAATTTGGTTGGCATTATTCCAGCGTCCAACATTCCGTCAACCACGTTAACCAATATTTCTGGAACTCTATCAATTGCATCGGGCGGAACAGGAGCTACCAACGCCGCAACAGCAAGAACCAATCTTGGATTGGGCTGGTCTGCACTTACGAATACAAGTGCAGATAACTTTCGCTCCGCAATCAATCTTGGAACAAATAATAATCCAAGTTTTGCAGGATTAACAATTACAAATAGTATTATTGGATCACAGTTTACAGTAATTAATCCTTTTTCAGTAATAAATTCAGATGGCACTAACTCGGTTTCATTGACGCCGACTGGAATATTTTTTTCAAATGTATCTTCAGCGACCACCCGCACCAACCTTGGTTTAGGAGCCACATGGCTCACCAACAATAATGTCACCAATTTCCGCACGGCGATTGGTTTAGGAATCACCAATGAAGTTGAGTTTAACATTTTGCGTGTTGGCGGATCT